AAGTGGCATCAGCTCGCGCATCATACCACATAGCGTAATAAGTTTTGAATAGCCCTTACTCCAAGGCGTAATAAAATTCCGGTATGGCGGAATTACGGGAGCAGGTAGGTGAGCCCCATGCTGTAATTCGAACCAGCGGTGTACGATCCGTAAACATAGGTGTTGCCGTCAGTGTAAACCACAGCTGTTCCGCCAGATGTCCCTGTCGCTCCACCGAACGAAATGACTTTAGGCCTTTTACCGCTCAAAACAGTTCCAAGGATTATGAATGTCGCCGAATTTGTAGGTGAGAAATTCACATGTAACTGGGCGATTTTCCCCCAGCTTACAAAAGATGCATTGTTGATCGTTATTCCGGACTTCGGGGTAAAGATGTTCGCCGCTATGGTTTCCATCACAATTCCGCTGACTCCGGTGCCGCCTTTTTCAACAGGCAGAATATCTGTTGGCGGATCTGGATCCGGGTCTGGATCTGGGTCTTCCGCTGTTCCAAACTTGCCAATCACAACATAGGTCCCGGACATCTTCATGACCACGACTCTGTCTCCGGCAGCAAGTGGCCATGCGCTGCTCAGCACCTTGTACTGCTTCTGCATTGCGGAAGTCATACCGTCAAGGATCAGTGTTGCCGTGCCGGCATCAGAATCCGCTGTGCCTATTATTGCGAGTACGAACTCTGCGCGTTTTTCTTCAGACTTATATTCGTCGTCATCCAAATCCAGATTGAAAGGATCGTCGTTGTAGAGCCTGTTATTCCGCATTCATGACCACCCTTTCCATCGTGTGATGCATTCTTCCGCCAACAGTCAGATCCATGGACCAGGACTTTTCGATGCACATTGTCATAAGGTCTCCGTACTTCAGTGCTACAACGTCACCAACACCGAATCCGGGCAACAGGCAGGTTTCGACATCAATGACTTCCCCTCGCCTCATGCTGTCTGTGACCAGTCTGGAAGCGTAGGCCTGCAGCTCGTTCAGTGAAGCAATGTTGTTGACCTGAACAACCTGCGTGATTCTTCTCCCCCTCCGGGCAATTGACAGCGGAGACTGTGGGTTGGTGTTCTCTGCAATTGCTGTCATCGGTGCGGATTTGTCCGCATTGGAGCAGACACAAATGAAAACGTTCGGGGCTGAATAGATGTCAGTCTCGCTGGCAAACTCCGGAAACATGAGGCTCTTGATACTCTCATCCGTCAGGACGTGTTCAATGTTTTCCGCCGTTGGTTGTTTGATCGGTTCAAGCCGTGCAGTGCCGTCAGCATCAAACCAGAGCGGCTTGTAGTTGATTTCTGTCAGGAGCTCGTTCACGATGCTCAGGTTTGGTGTTCCGATGTTCCAGTCTTCCCTTGCCTCCGTTAGAACATAGTCCGTCTTGATATCAGAAATGGCAGCAATCCCGGATTCAGCTACCACAGAAGCGATGGCCGAAATATAGTTCGTTCCTGCTGGAAAGTACCTGTAGTTTTCCGTACATCGTGACCGGACCATCCAGCACCGGTCATATGCCGTGATAACAACCGTGTCGGTGGCCTCTGCCTTGGAGTACCGGATGTTTGCAGGGAGGTAGATCCCGAGCGGGAATTCCTCCCCGTTGATAATAAGGACTGGCTGGATCTGATCCGTCAGCCAGTCAACCGTGTCTCCAGGATCGACGAAGGTTCCTGTGAATGAAGTCTTAATTTCGTTGACGTCGTTCATGGAGATGTTCGGAGCGCCTCCGTTGATCGGGTAGATCTCACAGAGATCTGCGCCGTCTCGCAGTATCTTGTATCGGAAACTGATCTGTCTTACCATATCACAGTTCCTCCACGTGAATCTGCTGCAGCGAAAATGTGTACGTGATGTAGAAATCCTTCACTTTCTTGGAATACCCGACCACGGCGCCAACGATCACATTCCCACTTCTGGCTTTCAGGATAACCACCTGTCCCCTCATGGCCTCAAAAGCTCTCGCTCCTGACTCATCCGCGAAGGCGCAGTCGAAGGTTCCGGAAAGATCTTCATGCTCACCGATCTCAATGACCGGATAGGCCGAACCGAGCACGTACTGCATGGCATAGTTCCTGGACCAGACGTAATTCTCTTCCCGGTCGCTGTTTTCGCTGAGTTTCAGCTGTAGCCAGTCTCCGCCGGACAACAAACAGATATGCGATGAAGTCGTGCTCATCTCTCCGGCTACGGTGTTGGATCTCGAATAGTTTCCGTCTGCGGCCCAGAGTTCGACATAGTAGCTGTGTTCGCCGAGGACAAGTCGATCTCTGTAGAACAGCTCATCACCGACGTCTGCAATCCGCTTTCCATCCCGGTACACATGGGCGTCCGCATCTTCAACGTTCTGCGTATATGCCCAGGCGAGAACGGCGTCAAGGTCGAAAACACCGTCCAGCTGGATGTCAACTGACGGCTGATTTTCAACAAAGATGGATGTTGTCGAGTAATTGGACCACATGCCGTAGAGTCCTTGGATCCGGACAGAAATAACATGTTCCCCATCAGCGAGAGGTTCCTGCTGCTGATAGTTATAGACGCCTTTCCCGAATTCCTTTTTCACCGTTACGCCGTCAATGACGACTTCATAGGCTTCCTGGCCTCTGGATTGCCAGCTGATCAGCGTCCTCGGAACAGCTGTTGCCGATAATCCCGCAGGCGCGTCAGGCGCCAGCATGCAGACGAAGGATACCTGATTTTCCGGTCCTGCCGTATCGTCACGGTTATAAGCGCAGACCTTCCACTCAATAATCCCGGCTCCGAAGTAGTTGCCCGGAACCTCATATGTCGTGATAGGATCCGTCGTGTCGATGATGGTCTGCCAGTCTGTGGAGGCGTCCGTGTCATACTTCCACTTCAGGATCACCCTTGTCGGGCTCGTGCCGTCTTCATTGACCAGTGTCCAGGTGAACGTGATCGGTTTTGTTCCGTCCTCCATCCGGCCTGACGGTGATACGCAGTAGGCAAAAGCTGTGCTTGCTGCCGTAGAGAACTCGAACACTTCCGTGCTTGTCGTAGTTCCGCCTGTATCCGTGCCGGTGATGTACCAGGAGATTGTCGTGGCAACGGGGATCTGACCGGCTGCAAATGTGACCTGCTTCGTGTTCCCGGTAATCGCGATCTGCGTGTAGTCCGCATCCTCAGCTGTTTTCCAGTAGAAGATCGCCGATGCCTGCGGGTAGTCTCCAGATGCCGGGTTGGAATAGTACCATTTGAAGACGATCTGGTACCTCGGATCAACATATCCGCTCGTTGGGCAGTCCTGCGGGGTGATCTGTGTGGTGAGTGTCCTGAAAGTCAGGGCATTGGTCTGCGTCTGGTGGCCACCAGAGTCCGTGCCGATTACTCTCCACTGAATCGTAGCGCCGGTGCTGAAGGTGTTTGCCGGGATCTGGTAGCTTTTGATGTTCCCGGTGATCGTGATCGTGTTCCAGTCCGGATCCGTGCTCCGTCTCCACTGGAACTGCGCCTGACTCTGGTCATAATCCTCATATACGCAGTTGTAGTACCACTCGAACAGGATCGGCTGAGACGGGTCTGTATTGTTGCCGTCCGGATATACGGATGCCTTGATCGTCGTGGTAACTGTCGTGAAGGATCGAGCCGAAGTCTGTGCTGCATGGCCTCCGGAGTCGACAGATGCAAGATAGAACTGAATCGTGCAGGCTGTCGGGAACGTATTCGCCGGAATAGTCAGCTGATTTGCAGAGCCGGGGGAAACCGGAATCTCATTCCATGTTGAATCCGTGCTCTTGCGCCAGAAAAAGGACGCGCTTTCCTGCGGATAGTCCTGACCGTTGTACCGGAGTGTCCATTCAATGACAGTGGTGTTTCTGGTGTCGAAATTGCTGCCGGATGGATAGGTTGTCAGTGTGAGAGTCGGCGTGCATGTGGTGAAGCTCCCCGACGTGGACGATGTGGTGCCGTCTTCATCTGTGGAGGACAGCTCCCATTCAATCGTCGATGCTGTTGGCAGCGTATTCGCAGGAATAGAATAGGTTTTCGTATCCCCTGAAATATTGACGGTTGTCCATTCGGAATCCGTGCTGACCTTATACTTGAAGACCGCTGAAACCTGTGCGAAATATTCATCCGCGCACCGTCCGCCACTTACTTCATGGTCCCAGACAAATACTGCTTCTTTCGTTGGCATCTGCCCGTAGCTGGGTTTTGTCTTCATGACAACCTGGCCAATGACATCGACGTCCGGGTCATAGGTCACCCTCACCATGGCGTTGCTTCCGGAAGCGTTCGCAGCAGGAATCAGGTTGTAATAGTCTGCACTCCATCTGTTCACATAATCGATCACGAATACATGGGTATGAAGTGCATCTATGAGCCTTTCGAGATAATCGCTGCCTCCTGTGTCGGGTTTAGTTTTTGCAGTAATATTCTGCCAACTCGTGCCCATAGAACCGAGACCGGAAATCCAATCCGAGTTCATCGCCGGCATGTTATTCCAGGTTATAGTCGATGCATTGAAATCAGCCTTGCCAGCATGCACATAAAAGATCGGATAGCTATAACTGTCTCCAGCCGATTGGACTCTCGCGGTAAAATCAATCGCTGTGATCTTCTTTCTGCGGATCGCTGTCGGAAAGTTTTCCAGACCGAAGTACATTCTGGTTTTCTGATCAGCTGGTGTCAGCACGATCCGATAAGATCCGGTCGGACTCACATTGTAGTGAGTATCGGGGTTTGCAATGCTGACATACCCTCGCTTTGTGACGTTTAGAGTCTGATATGCAACAGCCATGTGGTCACCTCATTCTGCGTCTCGCCTTTGCCGTTTGGGCCAATTTCACGATATCGTTGAATTCCTGAACGTTCTTCGCATCGATGGTGATATAGAACGTGTCACCGCCCATCATGTTTCTGCTGTCCTGGGCATTGGTGATCTGGGATCCCCTCGGGAGGGAGACCAGTTCCGGGCCGGACTCGCCGACCCACGTCAGACCGCCTCTCCAGTTGTCTGTGCCGCCTGCATTATGGCCGTAGTTACCTTCCCACATGCCGGTCTGGGAATTGTAGTAATTCCCGGTCGTGTCACCGTAGCCCATCCATTGCTGCATATTGCTGTAGTTTCCACTCTTTGCGCCATAGCCCATGGCTACGCCGACTCTGGAAAAGTCCAGTGTCAGCAGGCCGATAACCGCATCAGCTGCGTCCGCGATCCACGCCACCACGCCGGCGATGCCGTGTAGCACTTCATACACTGGTCCGAGCCGCCCTGGTGCGCTGTCAGCCGCTCCCAGCAGTTCAGACAGCGGGTTAATCATATTTGACAGAGCGGCAAAGATTTCACCCACGCCTTTGATGATGCCGGAGTCGATCAGGGCTTTTCCGGCGTTCTTCACCAGCTCACCGAAATTCTTCAGAGCTTCTTCGGATGCTGGTGCGAACTCTGCTGCGATCTGTTTCTTCAGCCCTTCCCACGACAACGTGTTCTTCTGGACCTGATCGTCCAGAGAACCGAGTGCGGCGACCTGCTGATCTGTCAGAACGTAAAGCTCATGGGCCTCCTCTGCATATTCCTGCAGCACTTCACTGCCCTGCTGGATCAGCGGGTTCAGCTCCGTGGCGCTCTTACCAAACAGCTCCATGGCCAGGGCGTTTCTCTCTGTCTCGTTCCCGACCTCCCCCAGAGCGTCAATCAGTTCAAAGAAGACTTCCTGAACCGAACGGAGCGAACCATCACTGTTTGTGACGCTCACACCGAGCCTGTCGAACGATGCCGCCAGGCTCTCATTTCCTCCGGCCGCATCCGCAATGTTCTTGGTTAGCTTTGTCATGGACCCGGTGATGGTTTCCACGCTCACATCGATCAAGGGCTCGGCATACTGCAATTCCTGCAGCAGTGTTGTGGATAGGCCGGTGATAGCGCTCTTGGTGATGATGTCATCCGCCTCTGCGGCATACTGCACTGCCAGATTGTGGAGCTCCGTGACCGCCTTGACGCAGGCGGCAATGCCCGCTGCGGCCGTGGCCATGGCGGCAACTGTGCCGGCAGAGAATCCCTTCAGGCCGTTCAGGGCCTTGGTTGCTCCGTCGGGCAGCTTCACGCCAATCTTGTCCGTCATGTCGCTCAGGACATCGCCGATTCCGGTCAGGCTTTCCTTTTCATCCTGAACCGCTCCGACATGGTCCTGAAGCGCGGCCTCATTTTCTTTGATGGCAGCAGAGGTGTTGTTATAGGCCGTTGCCGCTTCATTGACCTTGATCTTCAGATCGTTGATTTCTTCCTGAGTGGCCGTTCCGGATTCTTCGGCCTCCTTCAGAGCATCGCAGAGCGTCCGGTATTTCTGTTCCTGCTCTTCCAGAATTGCCGTCAGGGTTTCGTGCTTGGCGCCGAGGTTTTCCACGCTCTCGCCCTGGGCCCTGATCTCCGAGTCGATCTCGGCCAGTTCGGAATACAGCACCTTCAGAGCCTGATCGTATTCTTCGGTGCTGTGGGCCTGCTGCTGCATGGCCTTGTTGTTTTCCTGAATGGCCTGTTCCAGGTTGATGACCGAGGTTTCAGCGTTGGCCAGCTGGGCTGCATAGCTCTGTGTCTTGGTGCTGGCCTCTCCGTATTCCTGCGCCGACCACTTGACAGCCTCGCGCAGCTGCTCGACTTTTTCCTTCTGGTGGTCCAGCATGCTCTGAAGTGTCTCGCCCTTCTGGGTGAGAAAATCCATGCTGTCCGTGTTGCCTTTATACTCTGCGGAGAGACGTTTGAGCTCGGCGCCCATGGTCTTGTTCGCCGCATTCAGCTCCGTGATCGCCTGTTTGTACTTCGCTTCGCCGGACAGGGCGACCTCAACATTTACTTTTCTGGAGCTTCCAGCCACGGTGCATCACCTTCCCATGAAGTATTGCGCAAGGCTTTTCTGGTTTCCGGCAGGGACGTCAAGATCTACAAACCTGGTAGGCTTCGCGTTTGGGGTTTCCAGCTTCTCGACCGTCTTCTTTGCCGGCTTGAAATATGAATTAAACAGGGCGTGCAGCCGTCTTGGATTCATGTTCTTCCAAAACGTCCGCTCATCCTGTCTGCAGTCAAACATCCATATGCTGAGATACCGGGCGAAATCAATCTGTGAGGATTGATCCGCCCGGTCCGTCAGTTTCCCGAGTCTTCGTCGGGTTTTCCGTCTTCGGTTTTCGGACCGTTGTCCGGCTGATCGGGCCGAATCGCACGGAAGAACATGCCGGTAACATCCAGCATGCGCATCATGGCGGAATTGAAGCACTTCTTGACCTTCTTTTCCGTCCAGTTCTCTTCCCAGCCCTGATCCTCTGCCCAGTCGTTGAGCATGGCCGTCATGGTGATGACGTTCGACTCAAAGACCGTTTTGGTCAGCATTGCCGTGATCTCGCCGCCACAGGCTTCCTGAATTCGGTCGAGCACGGACATATTGACGTGGAGCACATAGGTCTTTCCATCCAGTTCGATGGTCTTTTCCTCAAGCTTGATACTGGTAATCATTGTTCTGGTTTCCTTTCTTTAGGCTACGTTCAGGACGGCATCGCACCATGCTTTGGCCAGCGCTTCGGAGTCCACCGTGCAGACTTCCTTGATCTGGCCGTCATCGCTGTCATCCGCCAGGAATTCACCGTTGGTGACAGGCGTCTGGAACTGAATGTTCTCACCGGCGGTCTGGTTTGTCTCGCTCGGTTCGCCGAACATGCACTTGCCGACAAAGATGCAGTCGTACTTCTCCACACCCTCGTACAGAGCCGGAGTGTAGAAGGAGATGCCAACATAATTGCCGACGGTGTTGCGCTTGGTCACGAGGGACTTCACGCTGGTGGCGGTGCCTCCGGTCGGCGTAATCGACCTGGTTTTTTCCGTCAGGCCGAACATAAGCTTCTGGGCGTTCTCCTTGATGTACTTCACACCGAGAGAAATGGTGCCGCCGGTGCATTTGCGGATGTACTCGGCAAGCGTGGATTCTGCGTACAGACGGCCCTCAGCAAAGCGAAGCTCGATGTTGGCCGTCATGGAGTCACCGACTCTCTGCCTGTCGGTAAAGCTGATGACTCCGTCCGTGTTGACGTATTTTGCGCACTGGATATAGCGCAGGTCATACTTGGCCATGAGGTATTCCTCCCTAATTCTTGAAATTCTCCTCGATCCAGTCCC